CGACGACGACCTCGGTCCCGTGGACCTCGCAACCCTGCAAATCCGCTACGGCCTCATTGCTGACGACAGTATGGTCTGGCACGTCGCTATGGATAAGCTGCCCAAGCTGGACACAATCTACATCACGGCACTGCTGCGTCGAGGCGAGAAGTTTAACGCCGTCCCCCGCATTTCCCTGTCCACGATCCACGGTGCCAAAGGCGGCGAAGCGGACAACGTCGTGCTTTACACCGACCTTACCACTGCGGCCCTCAAACAAATGGGCGACGACATGCACCGTGTGTTCTACGTCGGCGTCACGCGGACCAAGGACCGTCTGTACATTGTTGAACCTGAAGACGCTACAAGGAGCTACCCGATATGAACCGCGATGAAGTGCTGAACAAAGCAATGCAATTGATTAACGGCCCACGGGCCAAGGATTACGGCGATGCCTACGAGAACCATGGCCGTATATGTGAAGGCTGGAACATCATCGTTCGAGCCGCCATGATGGATACCGGCTATCTGACCCCGGCCCACGTCGCTTTGATGATGGATTGGGTAAAGACCAGCCGACTATTGGAAACAATAGACCATGATGACAGTTGGGTGGACAAAGCCGGGTACACGGCACTGGGCGCGGAGTTCGTGGCCCGGGATAAAGAAACGCCCGAAGAAATCAGAAAAAGATTACGAGAGCAGGATGAAAACAACAAAAATGCAATTTCCTCTATTCACGCAACCAACTGAGTGGGTGCCCCCAAGCGATCTGCCCGACCTTCGTGACGCAACACAACTTTGCATCGACATTGAAACGCGCGATCCAAACATCAAAAAGAAGGGTCCCGGTTGGCCCACCATGGACGGCGAAATCATTGGATACGCCGTCGCAGTGGACGGATGGTCAGGATACATGCCCGTCGCGCACCATGGCGGCGGCAACCTTGACAAGCGCATCGTCGAGCGGTGGCTGCAAAAGCAACTGGCTGCGCCGTCCGACAAAATCATGCACAACGCACAGTACGACCTCGGTTGGCTGCGCGCCGCAGGCTTTGAAGTCAACGGGCGCATCATCGACACTATGGTTACAGCAAACCTGATCGATGAAAACCGTTTCAGTTACAGCTTGAACGCGCTAGGCTACGACTACCTCGGCAAAACCAAGTCCGAAAAGGGCCTTGTCGAAGCCGCAAAAGACTTCGGCGTGGACCCCAAGTCCGAAATGTGGAAACTCCCCGCCCAGTTCGTTGGCCAGTACGCCGAGGGCGACGCCACACTGACCTTGGAGCTTTGGAACTTCTTCAAGCCCATGCTGACCCAAGAGGGTCTGCAAGAAATTTGGGACCTCGAAACCCGGCTCTTGCCCTGCCTTGTAGAGATGACGCTTCGCGGCGTCCGTGTGGACCTAGAGCGCGCCGAGCGCAGCAAACAAGTCGTGATGAAGCGCGAAAAAGAATTAATGAAGACGATCAAGGGTCTGGCAGGCAAAGACGTCGAGATTTGGGCCGCGCAGTCCATAGCCGAGGCGTTCGACAAAGTGGGCCTCGAATACCCGCGCACCGACAAAGGCGCCCCCAGCTTCACCAAAAGCTTTTTGTCCGACCACAAACACGAGCTACCCCAAGCTATCGTGCAAGCCCGCGCCTACAACAAAATCAACGGCACCTTTATTGACGGCATTCTCAAATATGTCGGACCCGACGGGCGCATTCACGGCCACATTAACCAAATCCGCTCTGACGACGGCGGGACGGTCAGTGGCCGCGTGTCCATGAACAACCCCAACCTTCAGCAAATCCCGGCCCGCGACCCAGAGCTTGGCCCCATGATTCGCAGTCTGTTCCTACCGGAAGAGGGCGAACAGTGGGCGTCCATTGACTTCTCGCAGCAGGAACCGCGGATCGCGGTGCATTACGCGCACACTTATGGTCAGAGCACTAATACGGAGCTTACCGGGGTCAAAGAGATGGTGGACGCCTATACAAACGACCCAAGTACCGATTTCCATACCATGGTGACGAAACTCACGGGCCTCGACAAACGCTACGGGGACGCCGACAAAGGCCGCAAAGCCGCTAAGTCTGTCGGTCTGGGCATCATCTATGGCATGGGCGTCAATAAGCTTGCCGGGGAACTTGACGTTGAAGTAGACGAAGCCAAAGACATCCTCAAACAGTTTAACGACACCCTGCCGTTCCTGAAGCAGCTGAACACAGGCGTCATGCGCCGCCTTGAAGACCCCCGCTCTAGCGGGTCAATCCGCTCGCTTCGCGGACGAAAGTGCCGCTTTAACCTCTGGGAACCCGCGGCCTTCGGGACAAACAAGGCAATGCCCTACGAAGAAGCGCGCCACGCCTACGGCCCCACCACGCGGCTGAAGCGCGCAATGACGTACAAAGCCCTCAATCGGCTCATTCAGGCGTCCGCCGCCGATATGACGAAGCAAGCATGGCTTGATTGCTACGAGGCAGGGCATCTGCCGCTCATTCAGGTGCATGACGAACTGGCTTTCAGCGTCAACAGCTTGGACAAGGCCAAAGAAATACGAGAAATTATGATAAATTCGTTACCTTTGGTCATTCCAAACAAGTGTGACATTGACATTGGCCCCAGTTGGGGCGAAACTAAGGAAGTTAAAGGATAGTGCCTGATTTGTCCTTTACTGCTCGACCCCGGCGACTTGACTTGACAGTTTTTTCCTACGCCGGGGACCTCATAACTGCCCGCTGGTACTTGCCAGCGGGTTTTTTCTTTGCTAATCTGCACATAATTGATCGTCAGATTTACTTTCTTGACGTCTAGGTAAGTTCCCGGGGGTTTGGTCACCACCGGTTCGTTGGATAAGAACCTCTGTAGCTACTACTACAGGGGTTTTTTCTTTTTAAAACAAGCCGCCGCTTGCAGAGTTCAATAAGTTATTTCTCATAGCGCCGTGTTGTTGAAATATTTCCATTAACGACAACCCCGGCATGGTCTGCGTCGGTTGTGACATTGCAGACGTTGTCTGTGGCTCACTCATTCCACCAAAAGTCCCACCCAACGGCTGTGCCATCTGCGTCGGTTGTGGCTGCGGCGTTCCGTAAAAAGATGCCGCCCCGCCCGGAACTCCAATGTCGTTATAATTCGTCTGCTGTTGCTGCGTGGGTTGGAACTGCTGTTGGTATTTTGACTGAAGTTTCCCTAGTAAATTCGAAATGGACGGCGTCTGCTGTTGCTGCGTCGGCGGTGTTAAATAACCGGGCCGCGGCGTTATCTGATGCTGCGTCGGTTGCGGCTGCTGCGTTTGCGGCTGCTGCGTTTGCTGTTGCGCCGCCATTTGCTGTTGCGCCGCCATTTGCTCTGCATAAGAGGGCGCATTTGTTGGCATTGTCTGAGGAGCCGCTCCCAAAAACGCCTGCGCGGTGGCACTGTTGGGATCAACCTGTTGCGACGTCGTCCCAGCCATAATTTGTTGTGCAAAAGTTTGAGGCATTTGCTGCGGCTGCTGCTGATACGGAATTTGCTGCGCTTGCTGATACGGCATTTGTTGCTGCTGCGTTTGCTGTTGCGCCGCCATTTGTTGCATCTGCTGTTGGTATTGGGACATTGCTTGCTGCAACTGCGGGGAAGGAGTCACTGTTGAATACTGCGCTTGCCCAGAGGCCAGCTTGTCCATCGCCTCTTTTTGCGTCATTTGCGTCATTGTGGGCATCGTGCCTACCTGTTGCGCATAATTTGTCGGCTGCGTATTTGGAGGAAGCCCTACCGACGCTTGCAAAAGCGCGTTTGTACCCTGCTGGTCCCCAGTTTTCTGCATATACTGCAAAGCGTCGTTTGACTTAATGCTCGTGTCCGCTTGACCAGACGCCGCTTTTAGCATTTGCATGCCTTCCGCAACCCTGCCCGACATTATCAATTCTCTTGCCTTGGCAGCAGAGGGTGCCCCGCCAACGTTTGGTGTTAAAGCCATTGCGCTTCTCCATTTTTTTTGCAGCATACGGTAAAAAACATGGAATTTGAAGCTTTAACGTTTTTTGCCGCTGTTTTTCTTGCCTGTTCCATACAATCCTATATAATCCGAGATAAATTATGGGGGTGTTCATGGACACGACTAAATGGAAAAGCGTTCTCGTACCGCGGGACACTTATGACGAAATTGTAGCCATTGCTTACATCGAAGGCCGCACCATCAGTGGCCAACTGCGCATGATGTTCGACAACTGGAAGCATGCCAAGCTTTCACGCAACGATTTGCGCATCCTTGCCGACGTCGTACACAAAAATAAGGTGATGGAAGAGAAAGAACGCAAAGACGCCATGGAAGAAGCCGTCAGGCAAGCCCTGCACGGGTCTTCTGAAGAAGAGTGAAGCACTCTTCCAGTTCGTCGTACAGCGACGTTTCCATAAATTCCAAATAGTCCGCCGCTTCAAGCAACATTATTACTTCCTCGCGCGGACGGCCCGCGCGCCGTAGCGCGAAGGCAATCAATCGTAAATTTTGTTGGTGATCTGGCGTTTCAGATTGCATGGCCCGCGGCCCGCAGTTCTTCCACAAATTTTCGGCAGCTTTCGCGCGCCCAAAACAGTCGATTATGTGCGGATGGGTTGTGCCGGGTCTTGTACAATTCGTCTTGCGCCGCGTCTACTTCCCGGCGGTGCCAGTCAAGCAATTTTTGTTGTGAATACGGCAATTTTTGCATTGTTCCCAGTTGGTTCAATTTGTATAAATTTGTGGGGGCGAAAAGTTTTGTTGGTTCGCCACCAAGACGCACTATAGCCCGAAACTTTCAGTGCCGCCCCCACGATGCTTGCGATGCATTTAGAGTACCGCAACATACCCCACCAGCAAAGCGATAATTATACCGCCCATCACCATAATGGTCTTCTTGTTTTGGCGCAATTGTTCATCTAGCTCGGCCACCCGCGTGTTAAAGGCCCGCACCAAGGCGTCATCCGCCTCTTTTTGCTCCTGCTCCTGCGCCGCAACGCCAAACATTGCATTCAGGCCCGGTTCCACATGCGTCGCCACGTCCTTCAGTGACAGAGGCCGCTTGTCCCAGTTGTGCTTGCGCGCATACGCGGCAATCTCATCCGCACGATACTCTTTGAAGCGCGTGTGCTTGTTCACCTTTCCTTTCGGAAACTCCGCCTTCTTTTTCGTAATGTGATAGTTCAGCTTTGACTTCGTGATGTCATACATCTTCAGGATGTCTTCCTTTTCCATTTTTTCATACTTAACCATCTTCCTGCTCCTCTTCTGGTATTGGATAAAACACGCTGCCCACATAGGCCCTCTCGTCCCACGGTTCAGCAATCGCGGCCAACGGCTTTTCAAACAGCGTCACCGCATCAGGATACTCCCAATCGTGGAAGTACACATAATCTTTGTCTTGCATCACTTGCGTCCAGTGCACATTCCATCCGGTCCGCTCGCCCAGCGCAATCGCCAAGTTCTTGCGCACCTCAAGTTCCACACGGTTTGTCGCCGCTGCAATCTTCAGTTCCATCCGCTCGTGCGCCGCGTCCTGCAAGATTTCAAACCTCTGTTCCAAGGCAACAAGCTCGCGCTCCAGCTGCCGCACTCGCGCGTTCGACGCTTGGCGAAACGTTTTCAAGCCGTTTGGTGCGCCCACAACAAGGTACGATTTGTTTTTTTTGCACCACGCGTCCGCTTTTTTAGGCGCCGCTTTGTTCAATTGCGTAATCAAATGCACCACGCCCGCTTTTCCCAAATCGCGTATATTATCCGCCATCCACTGCGGACTGTACGATTTCGAAAAGAACTCATCGAACGTCATCTTGAGCCAATTTTCAGGACCAACATATACAGAATGGTTGTGCAGTGCATTGCGAACACGCCGCGGCAAATACAAGTCCCCAATCGTCTTTGGGTTCTTCGCCCGCTCGCGCGCCTCAAGCTCATACTTCGCTTTAAACAGATAAGACGTTATTGTCGTCTTTGACACGTTCAACATTTCAGCCACCGCCGTTTGCGTGTGGCCCTTGTCCACCATCTCCTTGGCAAACACCCATTTATCTTGTTTGGTCATAGTCATTTCTTTTTCCTCATGCGCTCAAACAACTCCCGCGTTTCACGCTCCGCGGACAAAGCCATCAGCGATTGTTCCGACTGCACCTTTTCTTCCAGACCCTGCGTTATTTCCAGCAAGCCCCGTAAAATTCCCTTCATAATCAAAACCTGATTAACTTCGTCGTACCCCTCAATAAAATCAGCAGAAAAGGCAAAGCTCGCTTCCTGCAAGTCAAAGTCCTCGTCCACCGATTCCGGTTTCGAAAGATAAATCTCTAACATCAGCTTATTCGTCATCTTCCACCGTCCCATCCCCGTGGCACGTTTCACACGTCACGCGCTCCACGTCGATTACACCCACGTCCCGGCCAACATTGTGAGGACGCGGCACGTCAAACTCTATATACCCCTCACCGTCGCACTCAGGGCATTTTACTCTGTCATCCATCACCGCGTTCTCCATACTCTGACAGGGAAGTAGACAGAACTGTCTGTCTCTGCAATCTTGCGGGAAACTGAGCACCCGGGCCCCCACTGCGCATGCAGTGCAGACTTCAAGCTCGTTGCCTCTTGAAAGCCCTGAACCACAACACTGTCGCCCGGTCCCATCTCCGCGGCCAAACTTTTCCAATCATTGCGTTTGGCGTTTTCAACGTAATCCTCGGGCAACGGCACGTCGCTTTCGACCTGCAAGTTATCCGTTTCGTATTTGCGCAGCCTGTCTTGCCATTTCGACAACTCAAACCTGATTTTACAAAGGGACTGACTGTCGGGATTGAACGGCCTGCCCCCTTTTTCGTTTCGATACCAACGCCGCCATTGTTCATACGACATTCCTAGCTTCGCAGCCTGTTCTTCTATTTCTTTGTGCTTATCGATAGAGCGCAACTCTTCGATCATGCCAACAACTTCGCCCACTGGCACCATCGGCACCTCTTGCTTCTTTCTAGCCATTGCTTTTCTCCCGCACCGCCCGGAACGCAGCATCCAAGATGCGCTCCAGTTCTTCATCGGTCAGTTCATCCCAGCGGTTATAAAACGGAACCTTACTCATTGGCATAACTCCGCTCCCCAAGACGCTTGAACCGGTTCAGCATCTCTTGATTAACCTCGTGCTGATTGTCCAAGATCGCTTCCATAAGCTCGCGGTTCGCCATCTCCACCTTTTCAATGGCGTCCTTTATCTTGGCAGCTTGGGGCGTGTCGTCGCCCCAATCCTTATAAACAATGTGCTTGAACTCCCCCAAAAGGACCTTCCAATGGTTGAAGTCACGCTCGAACCACGCCGCTATCGTGCGAAATGTAATTTCAGGCTTAGTCATTACCCTTCTCCTTTTGTAATTCTAAAGCATGTGTGCTTATTCGATTAATTTGCTGGTCAACGTCCCAGAAGAACTCGTCCGTCATCTCGTCATAACTTTCCGAAAAACCGTCGCGATCAATTTCTTCCAGACGCTTTTTGTTTACTAAGTGCCAACGGTTTATAATAATCTCTAACGCTTGGACCGCACTCGCCATTTCCTGAAACGTCATGCGATCCTTGTTGAACGGGATCACAAGGTGATTGCGTTTTGAATTTGTCATCAGTTTTCTCCTTTTTTAAGACTTGACCCGTATAAGATGGTATAAGATAGTCGTAAATACAAGTAATAATTTTTACGCTGGGAGATTTATTAAGCCAATGATACACTATACCCAAAGAAACAAAGGGGAATTGACCATGTTCGACGAAGAATTTGACACCCTCGACACCGCACAACTCGCCAACGACGCCCACGAAGCGCAAGATATTTATAACGAAGCACTCGACGAATGCATCCAACACGGCCTCGACCCAAGAGCCGTATTCCCCGCCGCCCTCACAACCGTCCTACTCGCGCTCCTACAAAATGCCAGATGCGATGAAGACGCCATAATGGTGGCAAACCAATGCATGGCTAACGCGATACTCCTCAATGACGCAGAAAACGCAACATACCACTGAAAGAAAACACATGATCCTCTTCAATAACGACCCACGCCTCATCGACGTCGCATCCTCACGCAAAGCCGCAGAAAAACAACGCGACGACATAGAATGGGAATTCGGTATCGACGACCCACGCCTCACAGAACTCTCCAAAAATATCCAACTCTGGAAACAACTCGAAGCTAAAGGCGAAATAGTAGAACCAAATTTCTGAAATCCATGCTACACTGAAAGCATCATGTTCATAATGCTTCGACTTCCGCGGGCCTCGGATCACGGCTCGCGGTTTTTTTATTTAATGCGCCTTTATATATATACGGCCAGCAAAAATATTTTTATTTTTTTCTAAAAAGTAGCCGTAACCAATGTAACCATGTAACCAGAGCACTTTTCCCCTTATTATATAAGGACTTAACAGTTACAAATATAGGTTACACCTTCAAACGGGGGTGTAACGGGGCCTTAATCGCCAAAAGTCGTTATGCGGGTTTGAAAAAAAAATAAAAAAAAATAAAAATTCT